CCATTTGATGTTAGTGCATTAACTGTGGCTGTTCCGTTGGCATTAATAGTGCTGGTTAATATTCCAGTACCAAATGTTCCAGTTGTACCCTTAACGGTTGTTCCTGATATTGCACCATTTGATACTAACGAATTTACAGTGGCTGTACCACCAATAGTTAAAGTCGTGTCGCCTGTGACTGCACCTGTGTATGTACCGGTTGTTCCACTGATTGCTCCGTTACTGGCCAGTGCATTAACAGTGGCAGTTCCACTTACACTTAATCCAGCAAAGATTGGACTATCGCTGGTACCTACGCCGATATCGACTGCGTAGTCAGTGCCAGCGCTGGTTTGAATTTGTAAGTTACCGGTCGCAGAGTCATATGTAAATCCATCTACGCCTGCAACTGCTACGTTTGCCGCACCAATTATACGACCTTTTTCGTCGATTGTAATTTGTGCAACTGCACTTTGGGTGCCGTAAATTCCAGCAACGACGCCGCTGTTTTGTAGTTGAGCTGTTGTAACATACCCATTTGCTTCAATGACTGTTGCGCTGTTAACTGTTACCGCACCATTTGACGTCAATGCATTTACTGTGGCAGTTCCATTGGCATCGATTGAGCCTGTAACTAAAGAATTAAATGTACCAGTGCTTGTACCAGTAACAGTTGTTCCTGATATTGCGCCATTACTTGTTAAAGCATTTACAGTGGCAGTGCCACCTATATTTAAAGTAGTGTCACCGGTGACTGCACCTGTGTATGTGCCAGTTGTACCGCTGATTGCTCCGTTACTTGTTAAAGCATTTACAGTGGCAGTGCCACTTACACTTAAAGTTCCAGCAGTTATTGTATCTGCTATAATGTTACCAGTCGACAACTCAGGTACTGTTATGGCTGCTGTGTGTATATTGCTCCATTGGTGTGTGCTGTCACCTAACGTAACGCTATTATTAGACGCGGGCGTAATGTTAACATTTGACGCCCAACTTGTTGTGGCATGACTGTATACCCACGTGGCGATACCTGTTCCATCAATGTTACCCGCTAATATACCTGCGCCGTCAATACCAAGACTTGTTGTCTGGTTATTGGCCAACATCAAATCTTTGTCATTGATTGTAATTACTTCGCTGTTGACACTAACAACATTACCAGTTACTCGTAAATTGCCTTCAATAACCACGTTACCAGTACTACCAGCCCCAGCTGGTTCAATCGTAATCGTATGGTGTGTACTGGTAATTGCGTTGGCACTGATAGTGATTTCACCAACAGCCAACGAATTACTTACATCCGTGATATTTGGTTGACTTGCAGTAGCTAAGGTACCAGTTATTACTGCGCCGGTATTACCGATGGTGGCTGCATTAATAGCATTAGCCGTTACGGCACCGGTAGTGGATAAATTTGATCCGCTGACTAGTCCGTTACTGGTCAGCGCATTAACTGTGGCTGTGCCACCAATGTTTAGTGTAGTGTCACCGGTGACTGCACCGGTGTATGTGCCAGTTGTACCTGATATTGCTCCATTACTTGTCAGTGCGTTAACTGTTGCTGTACCACCTATGGTTAAAGTTGTATCACTAGTAATTGCACCGGTGTATGTTCCGGTAGTTCCTGATATTGCGCCATTACTAGTCAGTGCGTTAACTGTTGCTGTGCCACTTACACTTAATCCGCTGAATATCGGACTATCACTAGTGCCTACTCCAATATCAACAGTTAAATTACCTACACCTGTTGCAATTGTTAAGTTACCAACAGCCGCATCGTAAGTGAATCCATTAACTCCTGCCACTGACGTAGTGGATATAGTTGTAACACGCCCTTTTGCATCAACTGTTACTCGAGGAATTGTAGTTGCATTGCCGTATGCTCCTGCGGCAACACCACTGTCTGCTAGGTTTTCAACGTTGACAACTGCGTTGGAGGCAATCACTGTGTTACCAGCGATTTGCAAACTGTTAACGTTAGCAAATGATGTTGTAGTTAATGTATTAAATGTAGGATCATCGCTGCGACCAGTGCCAATGTCAACAATAAAGTCTTCGCCCGAACTGGTACTGATTGTTAAATTTCCAGAATCTTCATCGTATGCAACATTGCTGACGCCTGCCACTGCTGCAAGGGTTGCATTGGTTATACGACCTTTATCATCAACTGTTATAACTGGTACTGCGCTTGCATTACCATAAGTGCCCGCGTTAACTCCGCTATTTGCCAATGCGGCAACAACCACCGTTCCAGTGCTGCTAATAACGCTGACGCCATTTATTTGTAACTCGCCTACGTTGGCAATCCCTGTAACAACAAAAGAATTAACACTGGCATTTGCAGTAATAGTTAAACTGTTAAACGTAGGATCATCGCTACGACCAGTGCCAATGTCAACCACAAGATCAGATCCTGCGCTTGTACTGATTGTTAAATTACCGTCTTCGGAGTTATAAGTTAAATTACTAACACCTTCCAACGGCGCACTATTTACTTGCAGTACTCCGTTATCCACCGAAATAGTAGTACCGGCTAAAATAAGATTTGTACTAAAGTATCCAGATGTAAATCGCAGCGAAGGTTCACCAATTGATATAGTAGCATCTACGTTAGGAGTAATATTTGAACTAACATTGGAATAATTTACTGATGAGGCTACAACAGGGTTACCGTTAGGGTATAAAAAACTACCTGCGACAACATTACCAACTGTAGTGATGTCAGCGAACGCATCTATGTTACCTGTACGCACTCGACCAACAGAATATATCGAGTTAGCGTTTAAGACATTCGCAGTTAAATCGCCCCCAGTGTTAGCAACAATGGAATACAGCTCAGTAAAGTTTTCATTGGTTTTAGTGAATCCGACAAATACGCTGTCGCCACTATCCGAGTCCGGGCCTGAACCTAAGTCAATTATTTGCTGAGTCACAATGCAATTCTCTCCAATTTTATATATTTAGTTTGATTTGGATTATTATATCTTGCCCAAAAAAATAGCACCCTAAGGTGCTATTTTATTTTAATATTAAAAAAATATTAAGCTACAGTCACTGCAACTGTTGCAGGCGTAGTAGAAGCGTTTGCTGTTATACCAACCAAGTACTTGTCATCTGTTTGATTCCAAACAAATTTATTAGTAATTCTACTTGCGAAGAATGTTGCGGCGTTGGCATAGGTGCAGGTAATGCTCATAGTGTTTGCTGCCAAGTTACCACTGTCGGTGTTTGCTAACGCACACACTCCTTCGTTACCTGAGTCATCAGACACTAAAAACTTCGTTGCACCTTTTTTAAGAATGATATAACCAGTGTCCGCGGCATTGGCGCCGACTTTAACGGCAGGTTGCATTTGATTGCCGGTGATAGCGGTGTTTCCACCGACTTGTGCTGTTCCTACTGGATATCCAATATCAACTGTTGCGCTTTTTGCTGTTTTAAATTTTGCCATTTCATTTATTCCTTTATGTTAGCGTTCTAGGCCGCCCGGAGTGGCTCTCCGAGAGTTCGCATGAACATTAATATTTATGGTATACTCAACAAAAAAGGACCGAAAGGTCCTTTTTTGAATCTTTAAAGATAATCTATTGATTAGCTGAAAGATAGGTTTGAAACGGCAATTTCGCTCAAGTAGTCGCCAGCGTTTCCTAGTGAAGACGCTGTGTTTGTCAGCTCAACATAACCATAACGTGTCATGAAGCCTACGACTGGTTCGAACGTAGCTGGATCTAGCACAACACCGCTGCTCATCAATGGAATGTATGGGCAGTAGAATGCGGCTGCATCAGCTTCGCTTGAACCTTTATAGCCAACCAATACAGCTTGTGCATCATTAGCGTATGAGTCAACGTAAATGCGCATTGCGCCATTCAATGTACCAACAAACTTAGTGTTTGTAGGAGCTTCGAATGTACCTTCTGTAGTGCGAGCAAAAGCAGAAGTTGTAGCAGACTGTAGAACAGTCAAAGCAGCTGGAGAAACAACGGCCCAGTTACCAGCGCCACGACGTGTACGCTGAGCAATCAAGTTAGCAGCACGATTGATTAGAACAGCTAGAGCAGCGTGTTCGTCACCAACGAATGTAGCAGTACCTGAAACAGTAGCTTGGTTGTATGTGAAGTCAGTAGCAGCCAAGGCACGTAATGAGCCTAGAACTTCTTGGTCGATTTCTACAGTGATTTCCTGTGCTAGTGCAGCCATGATTTCCGCTTCAACATCTAGACCGTGCATAGATTGTGCATCTTGCGCAGCTTCAAATGTCCAACGTGCTGACAATTTACGTGTCTTAGCTTCTACAACTTGCTTCAAGATTTGCACGTTGATCTTACGACCTGGGCTACCTTCTAAAGAGCTTGTTGATGCACCACGACCAGTAGACAAGCTACCTGAGTATGCAGTTGCAATTTTGAATGGGCTCAATGCTTCATCACCAGCTGTTGTGCTTGTGTTGAACGGGCTTCCTGCTGTGCTTGTAGCAGTCTCAGCATAACGAACACGTAGTGTGTGGATCTGTGCAACAGGTCCTGTCATTGGTTGAACACCAACGATTTCGTTAGCAATAACTGTGGGCATAACCCGACGGATAACAGGTAGAATAACACGGTTAAGTGTTGCTACGTTACCAGCAGATGTTGCGCCAGCTGTTGCGTTCTCAGACAAATTCTTGCGAGTATTTTCTAAGATTACCGCCATTGTGGTTCTCTTAGAGCCTTGTAGACCTTCTAACAGGGCTTCTTTTGTTTCGCCCCAACGGCCTTCTAATAATTGTTGTGTCATTTTAATTTTCTCCTAATTAGGGTTTATTTTAGCCCTGCTAACCGTTTAATAGTAATGACGTTATTGTCACTATGTTCAACGTTGACTTTAGCAGATTTATCACCGGTCATTTCTTTACGATTCTCTGACAGCATTTGAGCCTGGTTGGCCTTTGGTGCCGCTGAGTTGTTTAGAACTGCTGGTAGATACTTTTCAAATGCAGATTTCAATTTATCGGTCTGCACATTTTCAAGAAGTTGAGTCATTACTGACTGCTTCTCTTTGTTCAAGGGCTTTAACAATACATTCAAACTGTTAGAACGTTCTTGACTCTCTTTAATCATTCGAATTTCTTGGTCTCTCGATTCAACTAACAGTGAAGTTTTAACAGCAGTAGCTTTGGCTTCTGCGATTACTTTTTCACGTGCCTCGATTACTTTGTGTAAGTTTGCCATTTCTTTGTTCTCATTTAAATGAGTAATAGCAAATTCACTAGCAAAGGCTTCGAATAGCCGACGACCAAAATTATTCTCACGAGCAACTTGGATGTCTTCTTTTAGTTGAGTCAATTCTGACTCTAGCTTCTTGCCTACAGATTCTTTAACAAGTGCAGCACTCTTGGTAACAAATTTGTCTTGTAGTTCTGCAAGTTTTGACTTTGCTTCTACTACTAAACGAACTTTTGTTTCAACTACTTCTTGTTTGTCTTTAGCAAACTCTTGAATTTCTTCTGATAATGCTTTGATAACAAACTTCTCAAGTTTCTGTGTAGATTCTTGAGTAACTTTACGATCATTGCGCAACTCTTTGATTTCTTCTGCTAGTTTTGCAACTAGGAATTTATCAAACTTGCCAGCTGCTTCTTGCATACGATTAGTAAATCGTACACGGTCTGCGGCTAGTTGTTGCTTTTCTTCAGCAAATTCATTTAGTTCTGCTTGGAGACTTTCTGAGACCATCTTGTCTAGAGCTTCGACCATTACACTCTTGTCGTGTTCGTAGCGTGTCGAGAACTCTTCACGCATTTCTGTACGAATTTCCTCCCGTGCTTCATTTAACTTAGACTCCCAGGCTTCGCTGATTGCTAGCTTAGTGTCTTCATTAATGATTCCACTGTCTACTAATGGTTTGATAGCGTCAAACATGGATCATTCTCCTTTTATATTTTCAAGTCTCTGATAAGGCGCTTTACTTCCTCTGTCAGATACTTTTGTACCTTTTGATTTGCACCGGCATCTTTAGCCATTTCGAGTACCTTGTGTCCATACCGCATATTCATAAGTCCTTCGTAAACGACTGTGGGATACGCATTTGGTGCACTAGGTTGTGCAACGATGTCGACAGTGACAATTTCAAAGTCACTGACATGTCCTGAGCCTTCATTAACGTTACCGCTACCTCTGCTCGACACTCCTAACTTCACTCCCGATTCCAACATAGTTTTCACTAGTTGACCCATTGGGGTTGGAAGAACTTTTAATTTACCATAACCGTTAGGGCCATCCATCCACATGTCTGTGATCATATGACTTACGCGGTCTAGGTTAATTTTTAAATCATCAGGATGGTCTACTTCGCCTAAAACGCTGTAGCCTTCCTTAACTTGTTGGTTGATGGCTTCAACAGCCTCTGTGATTTCACCGACAGGATATACTCGTTGATTGGCGTTTTTAACTCCGCCTTGAATGAATATACCCTTCATGTATAAATCTTTGGACTTACCATCAGCACTAGACTCTGATAGAATTTCTATTCTAGCATTGTCAAATGTTAATTGCTCTCTGAGTAAGTTCATTGATTTATCCCTTATTCGCCAGATTTAGCTTTTGGAGCTGTTTCTAATTTGTCTGCTTTGCCGCCCGGAACATTACGGTTGCCAGAAGCGATTGTTTGAGCTTTAGGCGCTGCACGACCTTTTTCATCAGCGCTTTGTGCAATGTTCTTTGCAGAGCCGCCCATGTCGTTTTTACCAGCTACTGGACCAGCCTTGCCGTCGCCGCCTTCTGTGTTGCTAACACCAGCAACTTTTTCTACATATTCACGTAGACGTGCTAGTTCGGCTTCTGGGGATTCACCCATTTCTTCGTCAGCGTCGTCATCCATGTCCATGCCCATGCCCATTTCTGGATCATTCATGCCGTCGTTATGCTCTTCTTCGCCGGCTTCATCAGTCATTAAAGCGTCAAATTCAGCTTTAAGTTGGTCTAATGCATCTTCTAGATCCATTACACGGTCTTCCATTTCTTCATTCCCACCGACGTCTGCGTGGTGATCGTCAGCGTCGTAATCCGTGGCCATATCCATGTTCGTTTCTTCGCCTTCTTCAGCGTCGCCCATGCCTGGATCATTCATTCCGTCGTTATGCCCTTCTTCCATGCCCGACTCATCTGCAGAAACTTCGTCAACTAAGTCTTCAACTTCGTTGCCGCCAATTTCTTCTAGATCCTGCTCGTCGATTAAAGATTCGTAAATTTCACGACTTTTCTGAACTACGATTTGGTGAAATAGTTCACGGGCTTGTGCTTCATCTTCATTGATGATGAAGTCGATCAATTGTTCATATTTGTTGCTCATTGCGTTGTTCCTTATATAAAAACCAATGGTTTAGTTATTCTGTATAGTTATTTACAGAATATGCGCATTTAATGGGTTAAATGAGTGTTTTTTGAATGATTTTGTTGAATAATTATAAACCTAGTCCTGCTTCTGGAGCAGCCACTGGGCTATACTGTACTGAAAGTTTTTCAAGTTTCTGTTCGTGTTCTAATTTACGAGTATCATTCATGGCTCGTAATTTGTTAATTTTATCTAATGTTAAACGTGTTTTACGTGTGTCCGTGGCTTTAATAGCAGTATTGTCATCTTTTTCAGAATAATATCCAGCTGGTGCAGGGTTGTACAGTTCCATTAAATTCATATATGTATTTAACCAAATAGTTTAAATTTAGGCAGGTACTGCCCCTGGTGTTGCGCCACCCAATGGAACTGGAGCTGCCGCAGATACTGCTCCTAAATCTCCACCACCCAATTCCGATCCAGGTATTGCTGCGGCTGCTGTTTCTAAATCGCCTGTGATGTTACCTGGGCTAATACCCACACTGCGCAAGCCAGCAGAGTCTGCTGGCGCCGAAGCAGCATCGCCTTGTTCTTCACGCCACATACGTTCATTTTCTGACAATTCCTCTTCAGTTAATCCTAGGTAACGTGTCATCAAAAAACGTTTGCTTAGATAAGGATAGCTTTCTAAATTAGTAAAGCTGGCAATTCGCGCACCGTCGACTTCTGCTTGTCTATAACTTGCAAAATTTTGAGGTTCGTTAAATTGTAAATCAAATAAATTGCCGTCAATGTTTATGCCTCTCCAACGCATAAACATCTTGAATTCACTGTCTAGCTTTTCAACAATCATACGCTGTAGACGCATACAATATTGATTAAACCGCCACTCTTGAATCAATGCAGTACCAACACGACCATCACTGTATGTGTTGCCATTACTAGTACCATCGTCTAATCCTGAAGGCAAATAGCTACTGGGGATACGCAATCCTCTAAACATTTTATTGGTAAAGAAATGCAAGTCAGTGATCTCACCCAAATTTGAGCCGCCTGGCAGTGTGTCGACGCTAGATCCACGACCGTCAGCGGTGACCGGGAAGAAAAAATCTTCGTTAGTGCTCAATGGATTGTAAGTGGCATCCATCATGTTTTGCCCGCCGCCTGTCTGTGTTGGAATACGACGTTGATGTACTTCGTTTTTAATACGCTCAACAAACGCCATGGCCATGTGACTTGGCATGTTACCCACGTCAATTTTAAACACACGACGTTCAGGAGCACGTTGTACACGGTAGATGATAATAGCATCTTCCAACAATTCTTTTTGCTTGTAGACTTTAAAGATATTTTCTAATACGCTGGCGCCAAAAGGCCAGGTATAGTCTAAGCCTTCAGTTAAACTTAAATGCACAATGTGTTCAGCATTGATGGCAGTTTCGTTTTGGGCACGGTTAAATCGTGATCCGCCACCTTGTGGAGCATTTGGTTGAGTATACCCGCCAGATGCTCCACCAGTCTGAGGGCTTGGCATTGCCACATCGCTGGATGTCAATGTTGTTGCACTTAAATTTTCAAAATTAGGAGCGATTTCTTTAACAATGTATTGCTCGGGTTTTTTACCGTCAGCTTCATTAACAATAACTTTTGTAACTTTCCCCATCTCGACCCAAAACAATTTGAATGTTTCTGGATCTCGCAAAAATACTTGATCTCCATATTTGATGGTATTGCGAAACATCTTAAAGATGCGTTTGTTTAATTCATTTAAGCTGATCCACTGTTGCAACTGTTCTGTGATGATTTTAATTTCGCTGTCAGTTGGTTGTTCTTTCCAAAACATTTTGAAAGGACTGTTGTTTTCATCGTTTAATTGTGTGCTAAACTCTGACAAAATATCCAGTGCGGCGTTGACTTCTGGATCCATATCCATTTGTTCATACTGATTGTAGCGCTCGACGCGGTTCGGATGTCCAATATAAACTTCCGGCAGGTTAGATTGAAAATTTCTATAATTAAAATTGTTGCCGTTACTCCCGCTGGAATTAATGGGACTTAATGCTCCACTGACATTTGCAGTTCTAAAATATTTTTTCCAAGCCATAGTTTATCTCTTTAGTTACATATTTACCTATTGTTAGTAACTTGATTTCAATAATCGTTCTCTGATATCATTGCCTTCTTCCGTCGCAGCCAACAATTCGCTCATTATCCTAATCACTGGAGTCCAATCAATATCCAACGGCACAGCGCCTTTTGATAATGGAATAATCGCTTCTGGCCCGTCTTCACCAGCGATAACAGGTTTATTCACTAATCCGCCAGAGGCCTGTGGTTCCAGTGGTGGCCGCCCTGGGAACATTGGTAAGCCCTGGGCGTTAGGAGCACCTGCTCCGCCGGAACCTGGTGCCTCAGTTTTGAGTAGTCTTTCAGATAGTTCTATTATCTTAGCCATTCCTTCACCTTTGGAAATAGCCGACAGCATGGCTGCTGTTGCGTCCGACAGTCCTATAATGGCTGTTTGTGCCGCAAAGCCGGCATCAATAAATGTTGTCATTCTAAGAATACTGGCGGCTGCTAATTTGTCCAACTCCTGTTGATTTGACACCATTTTATTAATAGCATCAGCTGCTGCGTCGGTTTTAGCATCACCGCCTGTTGGCGGTTTCAACGATGCAAACAACTCGGTGGCGTTCTTAAAGAAGTTCATATTTTGAAGTATGCCCGATGCAGTTGTACTCATACTGGTCAGAATAGGATTCATTGCTGCTCGGTTGATGCTGGCCAATTCTTCCATGCTGTTTGCAAATGCTTCCAACGCAGGAGCATTAGCTTGCAATACTCTTCCTGTATTTTCTTTAAATGCCTCTGCATCCATCGTAGTTGCACCTTGCAAAGTTTCCGTTAATGTTTTAGCCACAGCGCCTTGCATTGCCTGAAATGTCAATGCTTCTTTACTAACAACATTCCCGCCTGTGGCAAAATACTCTTTAATGTACGCTTCGGCTGCGGGACTAATCCTACCAGCAATATTCATTGTTGCTTCAACATTTTTCTGCTGGGCTTCGCTTAATCGACTTAGCTTTAACGAGTAATCAAGTTCGCCGCGGCGTCGTTTTTCTTCTTCCACCAATTGGTCTGCACGTTTGCCAGTGATGGCAGTTAGTTCGCGCTGTCTTACCAAATAGTCAGTTGCGCCTTGCGTCATTGCTTTTTGATTACTCATATCAACATAACCCAAACGTTGTTGCAACCCAACGTACTGTGCAATACCATCGTTTAACGCTTCATAACTACCGTACGAAACCAACAGCCCACTGTTTGTTAGTCCAATGGCTCTGCTCATTCGTAAAATATCAGTGGCGTTTTGTGCCATATTACCACCCAGCTGACTCAATACAGCATTGTTCTTGGTAATAAATTCTGTCATACGATTCAATGTCTGACCGCTGTTCGCAGCCGCATTGGTCATGTCAGTAATACTGCCGCCAAACGTTATACCTGCGGCGCCAATGTCTCTAAAACTGTTAGTGATATTTTGCGCATATTGTAGCTGTTGTTTAGCAATCTCAGTTGCAAGACTAGCAGCAGCGTTTACAAATTTTGCCACACCTTTGGGTGTGTCACCCATACTAATTCCAAATAGCGAAATTCCGCTAAACGCTGTGCCAAGGGCTTCGGAAACTTTTTGAAATGTGTCCGACACTAAATCCAGTGCGGGAACCACTGAAATAAATGCTTCTTTTGCCCCGTGCAACGATTGCGCAGTTGCTCCTAAACTTTTACCAAACGAAAACAAACCGCTGGCGGTGTCGCCCAGCAGTTTTTTTGCATTTTCTTCTACTTTTGCCCTGTTCTTACTTTGCGCAATCTCTTTTTGAATTTCTTGATATTCTTGTTTCTTCGCATCACCGACATCTTTGGTTATTTTATTATTCTTGACTAGTTTGTCAATGGTGTCGTCAAAGGCAGCATTAGTGCCTTTGAGTTGCCTAGCAAGTCCTTCCAGCTCGTTGTTTATGTCGTCGACGTTTAATTCTGCCATATGGGTATTTTATCAGATAAGTACTATACATTATTTATGGTATTCAAACATGCAGACCAACCCACTTTCTAAACATTTTAGACAGCCCCAACTTTATATACAATTGCCCAGTAAAGGCAAGTACTACCCACCAGGCACACTGGACATGCCTGTAACAAAAGAAATACCAGTATATCCCATGACTGCCAGGGATGAATTGAGCTTTATGACCCCAGATGCGTTGCTGAACGGACAAAGCACCGTAGACGTTATTCAAAGTTGTATACCCAATATCAAAAATGCATGGGTAATGCCTACTACGGATTTAGATACTGTGTTGATTGCCATAAGACAAGCAACCTACGGCAACAAAATGGAATTCACTAGTGTGTGCCCGCATTGCACTACACAAAATGAAAATACTGTTGACTTAGCGGAATTGACTGGCACTATAAATCCTGCAGACTACGATGAACCGTTTGAGTATAAGGATTTAAAGTTTTTCTTCAGACCTGCTGACTACCAAGGGTTCAATGACATCAGTAAAGAAAACTTTGAACAACAGCGCATCCTAAGACTCACAGCAGATAAAGAGTTAGATGACGATGTTAAAACTGCACAATTCCAAGTGTTGTTTAAAAAACTAATGGAGTTCACTGTGTCGCAGATCACTAACTCTATTGCGGCAATTCGCAGCGGTGATGACACTGTGACAGATCCTGTATTCATCAATGACTTTTTCCAAAACTGCGACAAAGAAACTTGGAGTGTGGTTAAAAATCATTTGGAAATACTAAACAGCCAAAGTAGGATGCAGGAACTGGACTTGGTGTGTGAAAATGACGATTGCTCTAAACCTTATAAGAGTCCATTGTTATTTGAGACTTCAAATTTTTTCGGTTAAGGCTTTTGAGTTTAGATAACGAAAGCATTCGGCATCTATTAGAAAAATATGATTCAGACGCAAAAGCCTTAAAAAAGAATCTTCTAAAAATGTGTTGGTACATGAGAGGTGGTGTATCATTGGAAGAAGTTTATAATCTAAGTTCCGAAGATAGATTACTAATTAACAAGATTGTAGAAGAAAATCTCGAAACAACAGAAAAGACAAAACTTCCTTTCTTTTAATGCATTTATAAAAGGCTACGGTAACAAGTAGTCTTTTTTTACGAGTATTACTTTAAGATGTGCATGCACATCTATCACTTTCGCTAA